GGGGCGGGTTTTAGCACCCTTGGGTGCTGGGACTCCCTTGGATTTCATAGTGGGAGACCCTTTCAGGTTGCGCGAGTTTCTTTCCGCTTTAGGCTTTCTAGGTCGGAAATTAGTCGCCTCATCAGTAGGACTTTTGTCGCGTCCAGCTTTGCCAGCACTTCCTCCATCGTCCCTTGAGCCGATAATGTCGCCGTCAACGGCGACGATACCAGGTTTGGGATTTGGGGGTACCGACTCAGCAAATCGCGGGGGATCGAAAATTGTTCCGCCGTCAGCTGCTCGCAGCCAACTTCGGAAATGATCAACATCAAAGTCCTGCAACTCAGCACGAGCGAGATCATCCATCCACTCGGCTGGTTCGTTGGGGTACTGTCTTGAGGCATCCATGTCCACTCCCCAGGTACCAAGGACATTCTTGAACTCGGTTTTCTTGAGAGGGAACAATTCCAATGCTCGGGTTACGAGCTCGCCTATAATCGGAGTGTTCTTGTCGGTCAATGAGAAGCTAAAAGCCTTCTCTTGGAACTTCAGCTGCGGTGTCACTTTACCTGGCAATCTTGCCGTCAAGTGAAACTTGGACAATTGTCTTCGTATGTCGCAGCAACTGTTGCTGTCTCCGTACCAAACGTCGGGCCCGTAACGTCTGGCTAGGAAGGCAACTCCTGGTTCCCCTAGCTTGATCACCTGAAGATCTAGCTTTTGTCCGACTAAGGACGCAGCGCGGGCCGCGGCTTTCGGGTCCACATCCGTGTCAAACCCATCGTCGCCTCCGTAAATGCCTAGCTTGTCCCATGCCTCGTCAGGCGACATGCTTTGCATTCTATACGTGAGGTACGCGATGAATGCCGTGTCCAAAGTGTTACCAACACTCGTATCAGCTCCTCCGGACAACCGGTGGAATTCGGTTTGGTACCTAATTCCAAAGGTTGTTTTGGCCCTGAGGTGGTGATGACGATCCATCACTTCAAGAAACTCCACATGGTATTGCTCTTGGAAAGCTGCCGTATAGGTCTTTCGTTCAAACAGATGCAGCACATTGCCATGCCTGCCATCCATTCTGCTGAAGTCCTTGTTAGCCCCATTTATATCAGCGGTCTGGGCTATCGTAGCAACTCGTTCGGCCACCTCCCTTGGAGATTTGCCGAAAGCGTACCATTCTTGGTGTTTCATGATGTTGTCGGTAAAAGCGTACATGTATCGCGCGTAATCCCGTTTATCTGGGCCACAAATGGTCGAGATACCTCGAGGATCATTAACGTTCGAATACGCTTCCTTCTTCACGAATTGGTTTGTCACGCCAGTTGGTCCTGTGTGCTCAGCCTCAGCCAGAATCGCTCTCTGGCTTGGCTTGGACTGTCTGGTGTAGACCTCTTCCACATCATAGGGGTGCAGTTTCTTGCGAGCATGTTCAGGAATCAACCTGTCGATGAACTCATCCATTGCGTCAAGCATAAACTTGGACACCGGTAAGTCACCACAGGTAACATCCTTCACTCGCTTCTGCACCATTCTCTCCTCATTGTTCTTGCAAACATCGGGGACAAAGCCACCATCAAGTAGTGGTCCCATGAATGGAATCATGCCGGGTTTTGCGTCTTCATCGAGTTCTGCAGGTCTGGCCATATACTGGTAACGCCGCACAGCGTCAACCATGGACACACGTTCTTTCGTCGGTGCGCCGCTCAAATGGAATTCCAGTAGCACTTCTGATCCAATGCGGGATACAGGCCACCCCTCCAGGTCTATGTCCAATTTGGACAACACCGTCTGACGGGTTAGCTTTCCGCTGATCGTTCGGGCCGTGCTGGCGATTGTGGCATCTATGCTGGCTGGCACGGAGCTGCTCGCATAATCTCCCACAATGCCGGTGACTACTTCCAGTCCACCGGGTTCGCCTGGCTTGTCGATAAAGAACCTCACAAAGTTGCCTGTGACTGGGTTGAAGCGCTTCAACGCCCGCGCCTCTACCCTGTCCTTAGCAAGCCACACCCACGCAGGATTGTAGGATCGGGCCAACGGAACCAGCAGCACAAGCTGGTGGTCCGGGCCCATCTGGCGACGTTCAACGCTGTATGTGGCCATGGCGTAATCAATACCCATGAAGCTCAACACAATGCGTAGGCTGTCACCATCCCAGTTCCAAATCCTGTGGACGTAGCGGCCTCCACCTCGCACTCCATACTCAACCTTACCGTCCGACAAGAAGCGGTAATTATACTCGCCCGCATCCTTGGCCGCCGATGACGGAACAAGGGTGTAGAGCAAGTAGGGCTGAAACTTCTCCAGCAACATCTCTTCAAGGTCGTCAACATAATAGTCAACGTCAACCATGCAGATTATGTCACGTGGGTCTGGTTCGAATGCGGCGTAGGGGGCCATGAGGTCCTTGGCCCAGAAGTGTGTACGGGAGTACGCCCTTCCGGACCTCGCATCAGCGCCGCTGCCCTGATAGTAATAGGCTCGTCTCCCACTACCATCAGCGACTCGGCGCATCAGCAGACTTGCAGTTGAACGCTCAGCTGCGCTTTCGCCGTGGGTGTGGTTGATAACCACCCCTGCTTGGCGCACCTCAGCTTTCACAAACTCTGACTTAAGGACTAGAGCGTCAGCTCTATTGTCCTTACTCGCTTCGCTCAACCACGTGCCCACCTCATAGTCAACTAATTTGTCAACTACAAGGTACCACAAGTAGGAGCACCCAGAAGTAGCGCCGACAGCGGCGACTATTTCCAGGCCAAGAAGGAACATTGAAACAACTTATCAATTTCCC